CATGCTGGCCGAAGACTGGGCCATCGTGGAATAGGGCACACGGACGACTCCCCGTGTGATCGGCGCAAACGCTGCGCTGCCTGTATGCGTGACGGCCACCAGAGGTGGCACCCAACACCGAAGGACTGATTTTTTATGAACTACGAAGAACAAGTGCGGGCAATGCTCAGGCACGCCACCCAGAAGTGCAGCAACGATCAAGAGGCCGCAGCCGAAATGGGCGAAGTGGTCAAGGCCCTTGGCAGTGGGATTGCCCTCGTTGCGATGGGCTTGCCACAGCACGTCATGGGGCCTTTTCTGGTCGAGGTCACCAAGGCCATTGCATCGCAGATTCGTGAGTACCAGGAGAAGCACGGCGCGGCCATTGACTCCGAAACATTCCTGCGTGAGCACTTCAATCCCGGGGTGTTTCATGGCTGACCTGACCACCCTCAACGACCCTCTCGTGGCCGCGATCTACGAGCAGTATGAAAAGCGTGGCGAGTCCGAAAAGTCCCGCACCTACCTGGGCGCGTCCGTCATCGGCAAAGAGTGCAAGCGTGCCCTGTGGTACGCCTTCCGCTGGGCCAACAAAGAGAAGTTCGACGGTCGCATGCTGCGCCTGTTCCAGACGGGGCACCTTGAAGAACCGCGCATGGTGGCCGACCTTCGCGCCATCGGTGCGAACGTCTACGACGTGAACCCAGCCGACGGCAAACAGTTTGGCTTCATTGGGCACGGTGGCCACGCACGCGGCCACATGGACGGCTGCGCTCAAGGCATCCCAGGTGGCGGCAAGAAGTGGCACTGCCTCGAATTCAAGACGCATTCGGCCAAGAGCTTTGCCACGCTCAAGAAGGATGGCGTGAAGAAGGCCAAGCCCGAGCACTACGCCCAAATGACGTGGTACATGGGCAAGTCGGGCATGGATCGCGCCCTGTACTTGGCCAAGAACAAGGACACCGACGAACTCTATTCCGAGCGCATCGAGTTTGACAAAGTGTTCTTTGAGCAGATCGAAGCAAAGTTTGACAGCATCATCTTTGCCGCCACCCCACCGTCCAAGATCAGCGAAGACCCAAAGTTTTACATCTGCAACTGGTGCAGCCACAGCGCCGTGTGTCACGGCCACCGCGTGCCAGCCGTATCGTGCCGCACCTGCGTGCACTCCACGCCCGAGCGCGAGGGTGATGGCCGCTGGTCATGCGCCAAGCACGGGCCGGAGATCCCAGTGCACGCACAGCGCACCGGCTGTGGTGACCACCTGCCGCTGCCATTTCTACTGACTTACGCCGACGCCATCGACGCAGGCGAAGGCTGGATCGAGTTCAAGCGCAAGGACAACGGCGCGACGTTCGTGGTGGCGGCCAACAACGTCATCCACCCGCATCCAGACATGCCCAACTACACCACGCACGAGGTCAGTGCCGCCGCCGATCACCGGGCTATTTGCGACCCGGAGATTGAGAAAATCAGGACGCAATTTTTAGGATCAAGAATTACTGGATAAACAACATGAAACTCAAAGTCAAAAAGCTGCACCCCTCAGCCATCCTCCCAAAGTACGCCACCAAAGGCGCTGCATGTTTTGACCTGCACGCCGTCGATTGCGCAGACCAAACGATCCCCGCCTGCATGCCCACCACCGTGCGCACCGGTCTGGCATTCGAAGTGCCACACGGCCACGTCATGCTGATCTTTTCGCGCAGTGGCCACGGCTTCAAGCACGACACCCGTTTGGCCAACTGCGTCGGCGTGATCGACAGCGATTACCGAGGCGAAGTCATGGTGCGCCTGACCCGCGCTGTGTCGTTGGCCGATTCGCTGACCATCAGAGCGGGCGACCGTATCGCCCAGGCCATGTTGGTGACGCTGCCGTGGATTCAGATCGTTGAGTCCGATGAACTCACCGACACCGAACGCGGTGATGGTGGTTTCGGGAGCACTGGCCAGTGAAGCATGCCCAAGCAGTACCCACCCCCCAACTGGCTGGCCCAGACCCAGTGCATCGGCAAACACCGGTTTGAAGACGGTGGGCTGGCCAAGCAAGTCGCCCGCAAGTCGGCCAAACGCAAAGACAGCAAGGCCAGTGCCTACCGCTGCATTCATTGCGGGGGCTGGCACGTCGGCAACGGCAACGGAAAACCAAGCAACAAAAGAAAGTAGCAGCATGAGTTTCAGTCAACAACAAGGGCAAGCCATCCAAGCCGTGCGGCAATGGCTTGACGACCCCAAAGCCCCCCAAGTGTTTCGCCTGTTCGGGTTCGCCGGTACCGGCAAGACCACCATCGCCCGCGAACTGGCCAACGAGGTCAAGGGGTCGGTGCACTTCGCATGCTTCACCGGCAAAGCCGCGCTGGTTCTGCGCAAGAAAGGCTGTTTGGGTGCCAGCACCATTCACAGCCTGATCTACGAGCCGGTGCGCCTGCCCGGTGGTGGCGTCGAGTTTGAATTGAAGGAAGACAGCGCGGCACGCCACGCCGCCTTGCTGGTAATCGACGAGGTTTCGATGGTCGGCGAGGACATCGCCAAGGATTTGCTGTCATTCGGCTGCAAGGTGCTGGTGCTGGGCGATCCGGCCCAGTTGCCTCCTGTGTTCGGTGAAGGCTTCTTCATCAACGCCGAACCCGACTTCATGCTGACCGAGGTGCACCGGCAAGCCCAGGACAACCCGATCATTCGCATGAGCATGGACGTGCGCGAAGGCCGTGGGCTCAAGGTCGGCCAGTACGGCAGCAGCACCGTCGCACCACGTTTCAGCATGCGCCAGCAAGCCTTGCAGGAAATGCTGTGCGCCAGCGATCAAGTGCTGTGCGGCACCAACCGCACGCGCCAAAGCCTGAACACCCTGATCCGTGGCCAAAAGGGCCTGATCGGTTTGCCCAACCCTTCTATGCCTGCCGTCGGAGACCGGCTGGTGTGCCTCAAGAACAAGCGGGACAAAGGGCTGTTCAACGGCGGTTTGTTCGAGGTGCTTTCGGTGGCCAACGACGACAACACCTCGTCCATGGAAGTGCTGTCACTCGATGAGGTCGACAGCCGGGTAGACATCCAAGTGCCCGCTGAACTTTTCATCGGCGGCGACAAGAAGAAGAACTGGTACGACTTCCTGACCTTCGAAGAATTCACATACGGCTGGTCGCTGACCGTGCACAAGTCGCAGGGGTCCCAGTGGGACAACGTGACCGTGTTCGACGAAAGCGCCACGTTCAAGGAGCACGCGGCCAAGCACCTGTACACCGCCATCACCAGGGCAGCGGAGAAAGTGACGGTGATCGTATGACCATCAGCCTTCGCCCCTACCAAACCGAAGCCGTCGCGGCGATCTACGAATACTTCGCCACCAAGCAAGGCAATCCGCTGATCGTGCTGCCCACGGGCGCGGGCAAGTCTCTGACCCTGGCCGCCTTCATCAAAGGTGCCATCGAGCAATACCCTGGTACCAGAATCATCGTGCTGACGCACGTGAAGGAACTGATCGAGCAAGACGCTAAGGCGATCATCCGGTACTGGCCCGAAGCCCCCATTGGCATCTGGTCCGCTGGTGTTGGCCAGAAGATCAAGGACCAGGTGACCGTCGCCGGTATCCAGTCAATCCACACCCTGCCCACCAAGTTTGCCGGTACCGATCTGGTCATCATTGACGAAGCCCACCTGGTCAGCAAGAAGTCCGACACGATGTACGGCCGGTTTCTGGCCGGCCTGCGCAAGCACAACCCCGCGCTTAAGGTCATCGGACTCACGGCCACGCACTACCGCATGGATTCGGGCCTGCTGACCGACGGCGACGAGCGGATCTTCACCGACGTGGCTTATGAGGCCCACGTGGGCGACCTCATCAAAGAGGGTTACTTGTGTCCCCTGGTGGCCAAGAACGGCGCAACCAAAGCAGATCTGTCGCAAGTGCACACCCGTGGCGGCGAGTTTGTGGCCAACGAACTGCAAAAGGCCATGGACAAGGACAACTTGATCCAGGGCGCACTGGATGAGGTGGCCAAGTACGCGCACGACCGCCAGCACATCTTGGGGTTCTGTGCCGGTGTCGAGCACGCCGCGCACTGTGCCGAAGCCGCCAGGGCACGCGGGTGGGCCGCCGACTTTGTGACCGGCGACATGACGCCCACCGAACGGGACGCAAAGATCAACGCCTTCACGTCCGGCCGCCTGCGTTTCCTGTTCAACGCAATGCTGCTGACCACCGGGTTTGATTACCCGTCCATCGATTGCATCGTGATGCTGCGCCC